TGGATGCCAGCTTTCATGAAGCCGTGCGTACCGTCATTATCTGCAAATGTCCGCAGTCCGGCGGTACAGAAGGTATTCATAACTGCATCGGCTACGCCATCGACCGTTCACCGGGGCCGGTGATGTATGTGTATCCTGATGAAGTTACCGCGCGTGAAAATGCCAAGGACCGTATCTTGCCCATGATTGAAGCCAGTCCGCGTCTTTCCAGCTACCTGACAGGTTCTGCGGATGACAGGTCCAGCTTGCGCATCAACTTGCAGCATATGCATATTTTTCTGGGGTGGTCCGGCTCTGCGGCGCGCCTGGGTAACAAGCCTATTCGCTATCTGGTGCTGGACGAGCTGGACAAGTATCAAGGCTCGAAAAAAGAAGCCACGGCAGAAGCGCTGGCTGAAAAACGTACCATCACGTGGCGGCACAAGGCCCGAATCTGGAAAGTATCCACACCTACTGTGGATTCCGGTCCTATCACGCTTGCCATGACTACCGAGGCACAGGTCCGGTTCGATTACCATGTGCGTTGTCCGCATTGCGGCATGGAACAGGTAATGGTGTTTGAGAATATCCGCTGGCCGGAGAACGAGCGCGACCCGGCAGAGGTTAGCAGTAAGAAACTGGCAGAGTACCTGTGCGAACATTGCGGCGTTATGTGGGATGATGGCGACCGGGACAGAGCCGTGCGCCTTGGCTTGTGGCGTGCGAGAGAGAGTGGGCTTGAGCTGCAGGCTCATCTTGACACTTACAGACCGGAGAAAATCGGTTTTCATATTCCGGCATGGCTTTCGTATTTTGTCTCATTGTCAAAAGTGGCGGAAAGTTTTCTCCGCTGGGACAATTCGAAGAATCAGGAGCAACTGAAGGATTTTTGTAACAATTATAAGGCGGAGCCTTGGCGGCATTATCGAGTGGAGCGTCAGGAAGATCGCATACTTGCTCTGTGCGATGACAGGCCGCGCGGTATTGTTCCCGGGCCGCTGCAAAAAGATGGTATTTCATCTGGTTTGCGTGTGGCCGCGCTGGTGGCTGGCATCGATACCCAAGGCAGTAACGAGGCCAAAGGATATTTCCGCTATGTGATCCGTGCGTTCGGGTGGGGAGAGAATGAAGAAAGCTGGCTGATTCAGTGCGGCACAGTGCCGTCATTTTCTGCTCTTGCTGAATTGCTGTGGGGCAGTGTGTATCGGGACGGTGAGGGGAATGAATATCGGGTGCGCCTTGCGCTGCAGGACGCTATGGGGCACCGCACCAGCGAAGTGTACAGTTTCTGTGCTGCTAACAAGGGGCGGATTTTTCCGACCAAGGGTACGCGAATCCAGTCTGCTCCGGTCAAATATCCTTCACTGGAATATTACCCCGGCACACAGCGTCGCATTCCCGGAGGCCTTAAGCTGGTTACCGTAGATACTACGTTTTTTAAAAACGACCTTGCCGCAAAGCTGGAAATTCCACCCGAAGATGCAGGGGCGTTTCACTTACACAACGATACACCGTTGGAATACGCCAAAGAAATGGTAGCCGAATACTATGATGAGAAAGTTCAGGCATGGGTATGCCCCGAAGGACGTGCCAACCATTACTGGGACTGCGAAGTGTTGGCGCTTGCTGCCGCCTATATTCTGGGTATCCGCAACTGGAAAAGGAAATCCGGCGATAAGTCCGTTCTGAAAGCGAAAAAAGCTGCGCCGCATCCCTCATTAATTACTAACCGACCCAACTGGCTGGGAGGCATGCGATGAATGCCGAGCAACATGATATTCGGTTGCCCGTGGTTGAGGTTGCCAGACGCCTGAATTGCAGCCGTCAGCATGTGTATAATCTTATCAACTCGGGAGAGCTGAAGGCTGTGCGGCTGGGTAAGAGGATGGGGCTGAGGGTGGCGGAGAGTGATATTTTTGTTTTTTTAAATATGAAAGAGGATTCATAAGAACTCTTGATCGCAAGATGAATATAGTATACAAAACTGTTTGGTGTTTTTTGTTATATTAAGCTGTTAGGAGGTCTTTGGATGGGGCGAGGATCTTATTTGGGTGGGAGTACGTTGCTCAGAATCAATCATCCCAAGTACCGCAATAAAAAATCTTATCTCCAAGAATTTTCTTTGTTGTATGACTATGAGAATAAAATAGAAAAGGAAGGAAAAGTTCTTCAAGTTCAGTTTTCAAAAAATGGTAAATTTTCTGGGTATATCGTATCTGTTGATGATCTTGAAGCTTTTTGTCCGGCGAGTAAGTTTCATTCACAAGAAGATCCAAAAAGTCATTGTGATAAGGTCTATAGTTTTGTGATTATTAGTTATAAAAAGGAACCCTATATGAGGGATCCTAAAATCATTCTTGAAAGAAAAGTATAGTCTTCATCGCGTATTTTTTATGTAATTACTCTTGGTTTTGTGAAGGAGATTGATATAAGAATTGACGACTTGTCTAAAAAATAACCTGTGATCCAGACGCCTGAATTTCAGCCGTCAGCATGTGTATAATCTTATCAACTCGGGAGAGCTGAAGGCTGTGCGGCTGGGTAAGAGGATGGGGCTGAGGGTGGCGGAGAGTGAGGTCGCGCAGTTACTTGATAAAAGTAATGTACAGTAGAAACACAGCGGTGATTTGTGTTCCTGCATGGCAGTACTGTATCTATACTGTTTTATTTTGCTATCAGCCTGCCCTTGTTAAAATTATGACATACAGGGACAGGCTGATAGTGTCGCAAAGAAAATGAAACAAGTGTAGCAGGTGAACATACTGAATATTAATGTGGTGTCGTATGTTAACGTATCCTTGGGAGCTTTGATGCTTTGAAGAAATCTTCCCTGCTGATTGTTTTTATCTCTTTTTCAGATGTTCCCCCAAGAGTATCGGTGTAGTCTGCCTTGAATGATCCTTTAAAAAAGTCGTTGAATACACATTTATTATTATTTTTGTCTGTTATCGATATGTTTACCGCATACATTACATCATCACCCATTTGATAAGCGTTTAGCCCGACGCCCGGTCTGACACCATTGTACAAGTAACGGGTAATCATCAGGTATGCCTCTTTGTCGTATGTGCCGATGTCGAGCAGAATTTCGTTGAACAGGTCAATGTTTCGGTTTTTTTCCGGCTGATGGGCTGAAGCAGTGCCATAAATGAGTAATAAAGTAATAAATAACAGCACAATTTTCTTTGTAATGTTCATTTGCATCCCTCTATAGTTATAGCGTTCTTCTTACAGATTTCGATGCATGCCATGCAGCAGATACAGTTGCTGTGGATAGGAAAGGGGGCTAGCTTTTCTTCGTCATAGTTGTGTTTGATGAGAGCTTTTGTGGGGCAGATGTTAATACATTCATAGCATCTGTCGCAGTGCAGAGAATTTATCTTGATATAAGGAGTAGTTTTTGACATTTGCATCTCCATACAGTTCTGTGGTTCTTTAGAATGTATTTGGTAATGAAAGTCAATTTCTTTTCCTGAAGATTCTGCATCACCTTTTTTGCAAACCTTGGCAACCCTGTTCTCGCGTTTAATTAGTGTGCGGCTGTCAGGTTTTATTGAATTACCGGAAGATTTGCTGCGCCCCCCGTTGTTTTTCTCGGCAATATCAATAAAAACAGTGAGATGTTGATTTCTGTCCACCCTGTCCATGGTGTCAACGCGCCCCGTCTGGCTTTCTGCTAGACGGGGCGTATGAGTATCTGGACGCTGGAAGAACTGAACGGACTCATTGAGGAGTGGAAGCAAGCGCTGAAGGCAGTTGCCTCCGGGCGATCCTACTCCATTGGCGGGCAAAGCGTCTCGCATTACTCCCTTTCAGACATCCAACAGCAACTTTCCTACCTTGAAGGCGAGCGCTCAAAGCTGCTTGCCGAGCAGTCCGGCAAACCCCGCCGCTCCGGCCCCATAGCCGTCCGGCCCATCATAGGGCGAGGGTGAAGCCATGGCCCGCCGTTATCCATCCTATATCCGCCGCTCCCGCCTGCCTTTGGGCGTTCAGTCTTTTAGTCGTGCTGCTGGTGGTCCTCTTGCCCCCGGTGTCGTGCAGCCGGTCTCGCGCGATGCCGGGGCATTCAGGGGAACACTGGCCAACTATCGTCCGTGGCGACCTGCGCCTCTGTCCAGCTGGAAGGAACGTTCAACTGCGTCGCTACGCAGTGAAGATCTGGTTGCCAATGATTGGGCCGCCAAATCTGTGGTGGAAACCATTACGCTGAATGCTGTAGGGGCCAATGGAATAACTCCGCAGGCGTCCATCCCCGCAGGTATGCTGGGCATTGACGAAGAAACGGCCCGTACCATCGGCAATGATATGGAAGCGGCCTTCCGCATGTGGAGTGAGCATGCAGGCCTTGGCGGGCAGCATTTTGCGGATTTGCAGTTTATGGGTCTGCGCTCTGCACTGGTACATGGCGAAATGCTGCAGGTGCCTGTCATGGTGCCGGAAGCGAGCGACAGCGGGTTTATGCAATTGCGTCTGCAGCCGGTACATCCGGAGCGGATCTGCACGCCTGCCGACAAGCTGGGCGTTGTCACCATGCGGGACGGGATTGAGCTGGACAGACTCGGGCGCCCCTTTGCCGTCTGGGTAGCCTGTCCGGATTCTGCATCATGGGCGGGCATTAATAGTTGGCAAGCTTTAGGCAGCGGTAACTTTCGCAGAGTGCCATACCGGGTCGGGCATCGTGTAGGGATTTTCCATTGTTTCAGGGCGACGGCGGAAGAACAGTTCCGCGGTGAACCTGTCATTACTCCTGCTCTCAAGTTGTTTCGCCACCTGGCGGACAGCCTTGAATACGAACTCATCGGCCAGATTGTGGCTGCATCGTTTCCTCTGTTTATCAAGGTACAGAGCGGTACCGCTGGTATGCAGGAATTTCTGGAGACTATGCAGAATCCCTTGTTCGATCAGGGGCAGGAGCAGGAACGGGTTTACCACCAAAGCTATGCACCGGGACAGGTGCTGTACGGTAACGAAGGTGATGAGGCTAAGCCGCTGACCAGTGACAGGCCGGGGGCGAACTGGGCGGGGTTTGTAAACTTTATTGTCCGCGCCATGGGTGCTTCTGCCGGATTGCCGTATGAGGCTTTGCTGAAAGATTTTTCACAGACGAACTACAGCAGCGCCAGAGCGGCGTTACTGGAAGCGTGGCGGGTTTACCTGCTGTGGCGGCAGTGGCAGGCCCGCGCCTATTGCCAGCCTGTCTACCGTATGGTGGTGGAAGAAGCGTATCTGCGGGGCATCATCAAGCTGCCTGCAGGTGCACCCGGTTTTTATGATGCGCTTCCGTTGTGGACCGCTGCCCGTTGGGTTGGCCCGGGGCGTGGCTACATCGACCCTGTAAAAGAGGTGGATGCCAACATCACCATGATTGAAAACGGCCTTGCCACCTATGGCGAGGTACTGGCCGAACGGGGTCTTGCTGTTGAAGAAGTATGGGCAGCAAGAGGCAATGAAGAGCGTCTTATGCAGCGGCTGGCACCTTCGCTGGCTCAGCGTGTCTCAACAGCCGGCAAGCGCCAGCGGCAGCCATACCCCTCTGAAGAACCTGATTCATCTGATTCCGGTTCTTCTCCTGCAAAGAATAGCGGGAAGGAGGGCAAGCATGCATAGCCTGTTTTCCGAACAGCTTTGGGCAATCCAGCCCGATGCGCTTTCCCGCTTCTTTGCTTTGCTGCGCATGAATCCATTCCGGCCTGAAGAATCTCTTTCTGATTCCTCCTCCTTCGGAACCGTCCACAACAGCTTCGGCCCGGAGTGTAACGGCCTTGACCTGTTTCAGTCTCATGGCTGCACGCAGGTCAAGGCACGGTCTGTGGCCGGGATGTATGAAGAGGAAAAACGTCCGTATGAATTGCATGATGGTGTAGCCGTTATCAATGTTCACGGCATACTCACAGCCCGCGGTGCTTCCTTCCGGGGATATCGTTTTACCACCGGCATGCAGGATGAACTTCGTCCGGCCATTGATGCCGCTATAGCAGATTCTGCCGTGCATGCGCTTTTACTGGATGTGAACAGTCCCGGTGGAACTGTGGCAGGAACCAAAGAGCTGGCAGACCATATTGCTTCCCTTCGTGCTGTCACTGATAAGCCGCTGGCAGCCTATGCCAACGGGCTTATGGCTTCTGCAGCATATTGGCTGGCGGCTGCCACCGGCAGGGTGCTTGCTCCTGCCACTGCCACAGTGGGCAGTATAGGCGTGGTGGCCGTATACCGCGACAGTTCCCGATATAATGAAAAAGCAGGCGTGCAATACAACTATCTTACCTCCGGCCAGTTCAAGGCCGCGGGCAATCCCGACACTCCGCTTTCTGACAGAGACCGTGCTTACCTGCAGGGCCTTCTGAATACCCAGTACCGACATTTCATCGACGGGGTGAGCGCAGGCATGGGCCTGAATGCAACCGAGCTTGAGATATGGGCGGACGGCAAAATGTTTGTCGCCTCCGATGCTCCCTCGGGCCTCGTTACTTCCATTGTGGCCGACCGCGAAGAGGCCATTGCAACCCTTGCCAAGGAGATACACATGGACAGGCATATCCTTGCCACACAGCACCCCGAGCTGCTGGCGTCCATTGAGCGAGAGGCCGCAGAAAAAGCCGTGGCCGCAATGCGTGCAGCACATGAAGAAGAAGCCGGAAAGGCGGAGGCGGCAGCAGAAGCCCGACGTGCTGCCAGCCGCGAAGCCTGCTTTGCTGCTGTAAAAGCCGTAGCGGGAGATGAGACTGCAGAACGGGTAAAGGCTTTGCTGGAGCAGAACCTCAGCGCTGCACAGATTGAGGCGGTGGCTGCCCTGATGCCGCGTGCTGCGCAGGTGCCGCCACAGGCTGCAACACAAGAGCAGACGACTGAGCAGCGTATTCTTGACGGCCTTCAGAGCGCTCACGCCAAGCCGCTGAATGGCGCTCCGTCCAGGCCCGGGGATGAAACTCCTGCCCAGTTCGGCAAACGTATGGCCCAGCTGGTCTAGTCAGAAGGAGTGACCATGAACGCAGTAACCACTGTTGAACATTCGTTTACACCGTTTATCGGCCAGCATCAGCCCATTACCGCAGCCGTTGTACTGGCGTCGTCCGGCGCGGAGCAGTTGTTACAGGCCGGTACCGTGCTGGGCACTGTCAGCGCATCGGGCAAGCTTGTCGTGCTGAATCCTGCCGGCAATGACGGCTCGGAAACAGCCAGCCATGTTCTGGCAGAGGACTGCACTGTTCCTGCCGCCTCCGATGCTCTCTCTACCGCATATACTCATTGTGAAGCGCTTGAGCGCGGCTTGCGCTGGCCCGCGGGTATTACCGAACCGCAGAAGAAAGCCGCTATTGAGGCACTGCGCGCAGCGGGCATTTTCGTCACCAGGAATCAGCCTGCGTAAGGAGTGATATATGGATCTGTTTGATTTTCGTTATCTGACTGAAGCCGTGCAGGAAATGCCGGGTCAGCCCGGCTTGCTGCAGAAGATTCTGTTCCGCGAGCGTAACCCCAACCCCGCACCCATTCTGCAGTTTGATGTGGATAAGTATAAAAACAAGGTTGTTCCGTACACCAGCGCGGTGCGTGGCGGTACGGTGCTGGAGCACACACGCAGAGCCAGCAAGTTTTTGCAGTTTCCTAAACTGCGCCCCAAAAAACGCCTTGATCCTAAAAAGATTATGGCCCGTCCTGCCGGTCATATGCCGTATGTGGCAGGTGGCCAGAGCATTGCTCAGGCAGCAGAACGCAATCTTGCCAAAGAATTGCAGGATGTCCGCCGACGCCTTGATCTGACCATTGAAAAAGCCTGCGCCGATGTACTGCAGGGCGGCCTGCATATTCCCGAAGTGGATCTGGTGTACGATTTCGGCATGCCTGCTGACCACAAAGTTGTGTTGAGCGGTACAGCGCGGTGGGGGCAGACAGACGCAAATCCCAACAAAGATCTTGAAGCGTGGTGCAGGCGGGTGAAAGACGCCTCCGGCTATTCGCCTGACATTCTGATTCTGGGCACACAAGGCTACGAAAACTTCATTTCAGATGCCGGAGTGAAAGAGCGTCTTGATAACCGCCGTATCGACGGCGGCCTGCTGGCTCCTGACTTTGCAGCAGACTTCAAGGGCACCTATGGCGGGCTGCAGGTTTACGTGTACGGCGGCAGCTTTCTGGATGCCGGTGACCAGCTGCAGGAAATCTGGCCGTCCAATAAGGTAGCGCTCATTTCTACCAAGGCCCGTGCAGTTATCGAGTTCGGTCTGATTGAAGACCTTGATGCAGGTCTCGGCGGTGTTCAGGCGGAATATTTCGCCAAAATGTGGAAACAGGAAGATCCTTCCGCTCTGTGGCTGCTTGGTGAAACTGACCCGCTGCCCGTGCCTTATGAGCCTGCAGCATATCTTACTGCAGTGGTCTGCTAGGAACTGTCATGGCCAGAAATATCACAGTCCGCATGCTTTGCCGTGTAACGCACGGCGAAAAAGGAGAACGGCTGGAGTTTCCTGCCGATTCTGTTCAGACGCTGCCCGCCGCACAGGCAAAGGCATTCCTAAGGCAAAAACTGGCAGAACAGTTTTCACCCCTTCCGGATGATGAAGCGGAAGAATCCGACTCTGAGATTACTAACTGACAGAGGTGTACATGCAGCTGACGCAACTTGAGCTTTTTCTTCTGGGCGCGTTGTTGTCGCTGCTTACGGGGCTGCTTGTCCGACTGGTAATGGGCAATGCCTATGTCAAAAAAAGCGAATGCAGACAGGTGCGTGATCAGACGGGCTCAACGCTGCAGGAAATCAAAAACGGTCAGGACATTCAGTTTCGCATGCTGCGCGGAATCATCGTCAGTTTGCCCATTGGTGAAAAAGAAAAACGCGAGTTGCTGAACGAGCGGGGAATCTACTGATGAACCACAAACTAGTGAGCCTGATTAAAGAGGTTGCCGGCCGCCATGACCTGCCGCCGGAGCTGGTGCAGGCCGTGGTGCAGGTGGAAAGCGCGGGGCAGGCCTGCGCATGGAATCCTGAACCTCATTATCGTTATCTTGTGGATTGCCGCACGGGTAAGCCCTTTCGAAAACTTACGCGCGAAGAGCAGCGCAGCAAGATACCGCCTGAGGATTTTCCCTGCCTCGGCGGTGACCGTGATCAGGAATGGTGGGCTCAGCAGGCCAGTTGGGGGCTGATGCAGGTCATGGGAGCCGTAGCCCGCGAGCGTGGCTTTGTGGGGCCGTATCTGCCGGAGTTGTGCAATCCCGAAGTCGGTCTGGAATATGGCTGCAGGCATCTGGCCATGTTTACCCGCCGTTTTTATTCCCGTTTCGGCTGGGCAGCCGTGTGTGCTGCATACAATGGCGGCAGCGGGGCTGTGCGCGGCAAGGATGAATTCCTGAATCCGGAATATCCGGCCAAGGTGCTCTGCGTTCTTGGCGGTAACTGGCCTGCATAGCAGGTTAAGGAGTTGTATATGGGCAATACCCGGAATTACAAAGGTCTGTTTGCGTCCCGTACAGTGTGGGGCGGTCTGATTGCCCTGCTTGCGGGTGTGCTTGGCGTGTTCGGCATTTCCATGGACGACGCCACACAGCAGGCCGCCATTGAGGTCGGCCTTGCACTTGGTTCTGCCATAGGCGGGGCCGTGGCCATTTACGGGCGCATCAAGGCGAGCAAGCGGATAACGCCTTCTTCCGGCTCGGGTATGAAGGCACTCTTGTTGCTTTTTTTACCCGCGCTGCTGGCAGGATGTGCGCTAAAAACCATGCCTGCGCATGAGCAGGCAGTTGCTATCGGGCAGGAGGCAGGTGCCGCGTATGTTGCACTGCATGAAGAATACTTGAATCTGCACAGGGAACTGCCGCAGGCGCGCCCCGTGCTGGAGGCGCAAGTTGCTCCTGTAATGGACAGTACAAAGCATGCAGTAGTGGCCCTGCGCGAGGCTGCAGCCTTATGGCGGAGAACACAGACACAGCCTCCTGATTGGCAGGAATTGCAGGCCAATGCCGTACGTCTGCTGTCTGATGTCCGCAAGATGCTGCAATCCGTAAAAGCGGCTCTGCCGCAAGGAGCAAACCTGTGAATGCGATCAGCCTGCTTGCCATCGTTGAGTCCGGTTTGCGTGTTGGTGCCTCTGCCGCGGAGATTGCCCGCCGTCTGTGTGATGAGCACGGGGGGTATCAGTTGCCCACTGTGCAGGAGTTCGACGAGCAGACACGGCAGTTGCGGGAGCTGCCTGACCTTACTCCGCAAAAAAGAGAAGAATAACCATGCCTCGGGACCGTATTGTCCGGCTTGATAGCGATCACGCGGAAGAGGCCATGCGCGCACTTGGCAAGGAGATTGCCGCCATTCCGGCCAGCCTGAACAAGGCGGTGGTGCGCGCACTGAATACAACGGTGCGAGCCATGCGGGATGAAGCCTCAACCGCCATACGCAGAAAATATGCTGCCCGTGCAAGAGACGTAAAAGCAACCATGTGGGTCAGCAAAGCAAAACCTCATTACAAAGTCGCAATACTGAAAGCCAGGGGCAGGATGTCCATTCCGTTGATCGGATGGGGAGCAAAACAGGTCAAAAAAGGAGTGACTGTAAAGATAATGCAGGGTCAGCCCCGTAAAAGGGTTTCAAAGCTGAAGGGAAAAGCACTTCCCGGCGTATTTATAGCTAAAGGGGATGTGTATGCCCGCTTGAAGGCAACCCGCTATCCTGTTGTTAAACTGTACGGCCCTTCTTTTTTGGCCGAACTGACTTCTCCTGAAACACGGTATGAACTGCAGGTTCGGGCCGAGCGCGTGCTTAGAGTCCGGTTGCAGCACGAGATGGAGTTCTTACACCTGCGGGAGAAAACGTAATGAACCTTGCTGATCGTGCCCGTGGCGACCTTGCCCGCCTCTTTCGCAGCAACTTTGCGGAGCCTCTTTGTTTCGAGCAGCCGGACGGCAGGCTTATTCAGACATTTGGCGTCTGGAAAGAAGGTGACGAGCTGGTGGAAGCCGGTGACTACCTTTCTGTCAGCAGCTCTGCACCGGAGGTTTTGGTGTTGCGGGCGGACTTTACAGCAGTGCCCGGCATAGACGGCAGCAGAGTTTGTTATCGGGGCGAGTGGTTCCGGGTGGCGGATGTGCAGCATGTTCATCCCGGGATGTATCGGGTGCGCCTGCACAGGGAGCAAATATGAGCAACCGGCAAGCCATTGCAGAATATGCAGGCAGGCTTCTTACCGCCGCGTTTGGCCGGTCCGCGCAGGTATATGTTTCGCGGGTGAAGCATCTGCAGGCGCAACAGTTGCCTGCCATTGGTGTGTTCGCCCAGCGGGAAGAGGCAGACAGCAACGGTACATCTCCCCGCAGATACGAGCGGAAGCTGACTCTCGTTGTGGAGATTGTCACTGATGCGCTGCGTCATCTTGATTCGCACCTGAACACCTTTGCGGATACGGCAGAAGATGCGCTGCTGGCAGACCCGACCTTTGATGGTCTGGCAGAGGATTGTGAACTTGAACGCATTGAGCTGACGTTTGACCACGCAGGAGAACGTCCTGTCGGCTGTGCGCACATTGAGTTTGTTGTCACGTATGAACGCCATCTGCAGGACCCTCAGCTTGCAGCCTTCATGCTCGGGCAGGTGCATTGGGATTCAGCTCCTGCAGATGGTGTGGACGATGCCGTTGATACGATCAGGCCGGAGCAGCTTCCGGCACAGGAGGCACCATGAAAATGCTTAGCTTAAAGCCTGCAGCCGGGCGAAAGGTCCGTCATCCGGAGACGATGGAGCACCTGCCGGAAGGCGGAGCAGAGGTTGTATGTTCTTCGTACTGGTTACGCCGCCTGCAGGCCGGTGACGTGGTGGAAATGCAGATCAGGCCCGCAGCCAGAAGCCGTAAGGAGTAGCCCATGGCCATCGGATTTAATGAGATTCCCAGAAACTTGCGCGTGCCTTTTGTCTATGCCGAGTTTGATAATTCACAGGCTGTCAGCGGTCCTGCCTTAATGCCGTACCGAGCACTCGTATGCGGACAGCGGCGTACTTCCGGTACTCAGCCTGTGCATATGCCGGTACGTGTTACTTCGCCGGAGCAGGCACATAAACTGTTCGGGGCCGGTTCCATGCTGGCGCAGTCATGTGCAACATTTCTGCAGAACGATCCCATGACGGAAATGTGGGCTGTGGCGACAGACGATGCCGCTGCAGGTCAGGCCGCCGGAGGAACCGTTACCCTGACTGGCGCTGCGACGGAGGGGGGGACCATTGCCCTGTATATCGGCGGCAGACGTATCAGGACAGGAGTTACATCCGGCGATCAGGCGAGTGCCGTTGCTACGGCCATGGCTGCGGCCATTAATGCAGCAGCGGATTGTCCTGTTTCTGCCACGGCGGCTGCAGGCGTAGTTACGCTGAAGGCTTTGCATAAAGGAGAATGCGGCAATTCCATAGATGTGCGGCTGGGATATTACAACGAGTCCGCACCGGCGGGACTTACCGTAGCCATCACTGCCATGAGCGGGGGAACGGCAAATCCCGATGTGGCGGCTTTGATCGCCGCCATGGGCGATGTTCATTATAATGTTATTGTATGGCCGTGGACTGATGCTGCCAGCCTTACTGCTATTGAATCGGAGCTTGCTTCCCGCTGGGGGCCTTTGCGCATGATAGAAGGCAGTGCCATCAGTGCTGCAGCCGGTACTCATGGTCAGCTTGGCACATTGGGCGACAGCCGCAACAGTCAGCATCTTACCATTATGCACTGCATCGGCGTGCCTACTCTCACATGGGAAGTGGCAGCTGCCGTGGCAGGCGTTGCCACGTATTACGGCAATATGGACCCTGCGCGACCGTTCCAGACATTGGCGCTGAAGGGGGTTTTGCCGCCCAAAGAGAGCGACCGCCTGACCCTGCAGGAAAACAACCTGCTGCTGTACGACGGCATCAGTACCTTCAGCGTGGATGATGGCGGCGTTACCCGTGTGCAACGCCTTATCACCACATACAAAACCAGCCCCAACGGTGCTGAGGATGTAAGTTATCTCAACCTGAATACCATCCTCACACTTGGCTATCTGCGTTACGACTTCCGTAATTACATCCTGCGTAAATATCCCCGTCATAAACTGGCGGATGACGGCACCCGGTATGGTGTGGGGCAGCCGGTTATCACACCCAGAGTGGGTAAAGCGGAAGCCATATCGCGCGCCCGTGTGTGGGAATCAATCGGACTGGTTGAGAATGTTGACGACTTTGCAAAGGCGGTGGTGTGCGAGCGTAACGCTGCAGACCGTGACCGTCTGGACTGGATGCTGCCGCCGGATCTGGTGAATCAGTTCCGTGTGGCCGGCGTGAAGATTTCGTTTTTCCTGTAAGGAGCCGCCGTCATGAGTACTGCCAATAAACGAGCCGGAACGCTGTTTCTTAAACTGGACGGCGAACTGCAGGAAGCCAAGGGCGAGTTTACCTATAATCTGGGCCTGCCGAAACGAGAAGCCATTGTGGGAGCCGATGGTGTGCACGGCTATAAGGAAACGCCGCAGGTACCGTTTATCGAAGGAGCCATTACCGACCGTGCCGGGCTGGAGTTGAAGACGCTGCAGACGATGGACGGGGTCACCGTCACGCTGGAGCTTGCACACGGTAAAACCATTGTTCTGCGGGAGGCGTGGTACGCCGGAGAGGGGACGGTAAAATCAGGAGAATCAGAGATTCCTGTCCGCTTTGAGGGCCAGACCGCAGAGGAGATGAGCTGATGCATACCGTTACCATTGAACTGAAGCATCCTGTCATGCACGGCACGGAGGAAGTGACCCGTCTGGAGCTGCGGGGGCCTTTGCGTGGCAAGCACCTGAGGGGGATTCCGCTGGAAAACATAACCTTTGACCATGTGCTGATGATTGCGGGCAGAATGTGCGGCCATGTGCCCACTGTCATGGAACAGCTGCAGGGGGATGACCTGATGCGGGTCATACAGGAAACGTCGGGTTTTTTGTCCGGTGGCCGGGTGACTGGCAGCTAGCCGTAGCCGTCATCGCCAGAGTTTTTTCATTCGGCGCGGCAGAGCTGCTGGATATGACAGCAGAGGACCTCGCATTCTGGATGGAAAGAGTAAGAGACGTTGAAGATCTGGCAGATACAGACATGTAGCAGGGGTATTTAATGGCAACCCGCGGACTTACTTTTGCCATCGGAGCAGTGGACAAGTTCAGCGCTCCGTTCAGGCGGTTCAATGAGTTTGTGGAAAAATCCACATCCGGACTGCGGCAGCTGCGCAACAGTCTGGGGAATCTGAAGCATGAGGCCGGTATCAACAAGGTTCTTTGGGCCGGGCGCGGAGTTGCTTCCGGCATTGGTGCCGCAGGGGCCGGTGCGGCACAGGTTGCTGCACGATTTGGTGCGCTGGGTGCGGCAGCCGGATTTGCTTTCAAGACTCAGTTTGTTGATACCGCTGCCGGCTTTGAGCAGTTTGAAACAATTCTGACAACGCTTAATCAGGGAGATACGGAAGCTGCCCGTAAAGAGATGGATTGGATAAGCCGCTTTGCGGCTAAAACTCCGTATGATCTCGCAGGGGTGACTGACGCTTTTGTAAAGCTGCGCTCTTACGGTCTTGATCCCACAAAGGGCTTGCTGACCACTCTCGGTGATACTGCTTCCAGTATGGGAAAGCCCTTGCAGCAGGCTGTGGAAGCCATAGCCGACGCTGTCACAGGCGAAAACGAACGGTTGAAAGAGTTTGGCATTACCGCCCGCAAAACGGGTGACAACATCATCTATCAATATACCGATGCCGCGGGCAGGGAACGGAAACTGATGGCTAAAGCAAGTGACCGTGCCGCTATTCAGGCATCACTTATGTCCATCTGGAACGAAAAGTTCGCCGGTGGCATGGACAGAATGTCGCGTACGTTTACCGGCCTTACTTCCAACCTGTTTGATACGTGGACGCGCTTTACCAACATGGTCATGGCCAACGGCGTGTTCGACTGGATGAAAGGAAAGCTGGAAGGCTGGCTGGACCAGCTTGATGAGCTGGATAAAAACGGCACCCTGCAACAGTGGGCCAAGTCGCTGGGAGCTTCCATTACCGGTTTTTTTGAACAAGCGTGGGAAGCCGGAAAGAACTTTTGGGCGTTTATACAAAAGGTCGGCAACGGGTTGTCCTGGCTGGCTGATGCCATGGGCGGCTGGGACAATATGGCTCTGGCTGCGGTGGCGGTCATGAGCGGCCCGTTGATTGCGGCTCTTGTTCAGCTTGGGGCGGCATTCATTACCCTCGGCACGGCCATGCTTACAACGCCTTTCGGGTGGGTGATTGCTGTAGGCGTGGCTTTTTACGCTGTCATCAAAAACTGGAAGAGTATTGTTGAGTGGCTCAAGTCTGCAGCATCATGGTTTAAAGATGAGATGCCGGAGCTGTGGCAGAATCCTAAAGCTGTTGTGACCCGTGCTGCCGGTTCCTTTGATCTGGCTGATGGGTACGGTGCAGCGGAACTTGCCGAATGGGAAGAGCGTAAAGGGCGTGCCCAGCTGGGCGCTGCAGCCGTAAAAAGGCAACTTAACGAGAAGCGATCTGAAACGGTAACCCGCACGGAAAGTACGGTAAAAGTGCGCGTTGCCGCACCGGCGGGAACAACCATCACGCAATCGGGCGCGCCGGTTGACGTATGGCACGAAGCCGATGCCGGCCTTGCCATGGGAGGCTTCTGATGGCTGCTCCATGGCGTTCACAATTGCGGCAGGCATCGTTCAGGGGCGTCGGCTTTTACATAAGCGGCAGAGATGTTGCTTCCGGCAGGCGCGTTGTTACGCATGAATACCCGGGCAGAGATACTCCCTACACCGAGGACATGGGGCGAAAGGCCCGTGTCTGGAACATTGAAGGGTATGTGGTCGGGCCGGATTACATGCGTGGGCGCGATGCGTTGCAACGTGCCTGTGAGGCCGCAGATGCCGCAACGCTTATCACGCCGTGGAGCGGAGAGGTTCAGGTTGTCTGCTCAGAATGCCGCCTGCGTGAAGAAAATACGCAGGGAGGCTACGCTGTATTCAGCCTTACCTTTGCGGAAGCTGGCAGTGCGTCGACGCCGGCCGGTCAGCCCCGGTCCGGTGCGCTGGCAGATAAGCGTGCCACCGGGACTATGCAGGTCTGCGGTGATGAACTGGACCGCACCGTGCGTATTGTTTCCGTTCCTGCCCCTGTTCTGCAGGCCACATTGGAAGCAATGCAGGATGTAGCGGCAGCCGCCAGACGCATTCGCTGTACTGATGCCGGAGAAACAGGCTTTGTTCAGCACTTGGCCGCTTCCGGCAGGCTGACCGTTTCCGAGCTGGTCCGATATGCTCCCTCGTTCATTCTCTCCCCTTTTTTTTCACCGGCTCCTGATGCTGTTCCCACAGTGGCACAAAGCCGCGAACTGCTGGCAGTGGCTCAGGCTGCGCCGGTTGCCGCTGTGCCGGTGGGGGCAGGGTATGTGCGCACCGTTACTGCTCAAAACAAACAGGCCATTGCCGCATACCAGCACTATGCGGCTGTTGCAGAAGCTGCCCGGGCGGCAGCTCTGTGTGTACCGGAATCGCGCAGTCAGGCTGATGCGCTGCGCGTAGCCATAGTTGATGCCGTTGACAGTGTGCTGGAGCGTACCGGTTCGCCGCAGGTGGCCGGTGCGTTTATCGACCTACGGGCGGCTGCAGTGCGGGCGCTGGCAGAAAGCGCAGGCCGGGCTCCACAGGTTTACGTCATGCATACTGCAGCGGTACTGCCCAGCCTGCTTGCCGCGCATAAGGCTGTTCAAGGCCGGTCTGCGCTGCAGGCAGAAGCAGATCTGCTCACCCGTAACAACATTGCTCATCCCGGTTTTGTTCCGCCGCAAGCCTTGGAGGTGCTGCGCCGTGTCTAGCGAAGCTGTCATGCTGGAAGTGAACGGCGTCCGCTGGAAGGGTTGGCGTGAGGTCAGTGTAAAAAGGCAGTTGGACGCTGTGGCAGGGACATTTTCAGTGTCGCTTACGGATAAATGGAAGCCCGATGCACGGGCGCTTCCCGTTACTGCCGGTATGTCATGTCGCATTCTGGCGGGGGAAACTGCGCTGCTGCAGGGGTATATTGATCATGTGCAATACGGCATTGGCGCAGCTGAACACTCCATAAGCATATCAGGGCGTGATGCCACTGCAGATATGGTGGACTGCAGTGCAGAGCATTCTCCGGGTGAATGGCAGAACATAACCATACACCGTCTGGCAGAGATACTGGCAAAGCCTTTCGGCATTCGTGTGGAGTGCACGGGCGATGCTGGTGCCCCTTTGCCGACCGTTACACTGCAACCGGGTGAAACCGCATGGGAAGCCTTGGAACGGTACCTGCGTATGCGTGCGCTGCTTGCCATGCCGGACGGAAAGGGCAGGGTGCAACTTGCTGCCATTGGTGCCGGACGGGCGATTACTGCACTGGTTCAGGGGCAGAATGTCCTCAGTGCTTCTGCATCATACGATATCCGGGACCGCTTCAGCCGTTATCGTGTGCTGGCTCAGCAACCGGGCAGCAATGCGGAGTTCGGTGCCAAGGCTGCAGCCGTCGGAGCCACAGTACGCGATCCGGCTGTGCCGCGGTATCGCCCGTTGACCATCATGGCAGAATCCCAAGCCGATGCTGCAGCAGCACGTATCCGTGCCGACTGGGAGCGTACTGTCAGGTCTGCCCGTTCCGTCACGGTTAACGTTACTGTGCAGGGCTGGCGGCAGGCTGACGGCAGCCTGTGGCCGCTCAATGCACTTGTACGGGCCACGTTGCCTTATCTGCATGTTGATGCCGACCTGCTTATTTCCTCTGTTCATTATGAGCAAAACAACAAGGGGACGTTGTGCTCCATGGTGCTGTGTTCGCGTGATGCCTACCTGCCGGAGCCGGAGCGTAAGGCGCGTGCATCCACTGTCGCGGGTTCAGGCGGAAGTGATTTGTACAAGGATGCGGTGGAGCTTTCTGCACAGCAGATAAATGCCATTCTGGAGGGGGAGCAGCATGGATAGCCGCAGTATTGCCAAACTGTTTGCCCCGCTCAAACGGCGTATCATGCTGTTATGCAGCCGTGCCGTGGTGCGCATGACAGATGACAGCACAAAAATGCAAGAGCTGCAGCTTACATCGCTTGAGGGTGAACTGCATGACGGTGTGGAACGGTATCAGAATTACGGTTTCACCAGCTGTCCGCATCCCGGGGCTGAAGCCATGACGGTGTTCATTGGCGGCGACAGGAGCCACGGCATAGCCGTTGTTGTGGATGACAGACGCTATCGCATGAAGGGCATGAAACATGGCGAGGTTGCCGTGTACACCGACGAGGGCGACGTTATTCACCTGAAGCGTAACCGGACCATTCAGGTGTCTACACTACACCTGCAGGTGGACGCCGGTGAAGACATCGTTATGAGCACCAGGCGGTTTTCTTTGCAGGCTGCGGAACAGGCCGCCATAACTAGCCCTGATTTTGCCGTGCGCGGCTTTGACGGCGGGGCACAGGCCCGGATTGATGGTGCGCTGCACACCACCGGTACCATTGCTTCCGATGCAGATGTACAGGCTGGCAGCGTTTCCTTGCGTGGTCATACGCATCCGGAAAATGACAACGGCGGTCCTACCGGCGCGCCGGTGGGAGGCTAGATGAGTGACATTTTGCTGGCTTTTGGTGCTTCCGGTTCTGATATGCGCATGGCCGAGGGCGATCTGCTGTGTGATGACAGCCTGCTTACGGCGGTTATCATCAGCTTGTTTACTGACAGACTGGCAGCGCCGGACGACAGGTTGCCTGCGGAGGCTGATGACAGGCGCGGCTGGTGGGCTGACGCGACGCTGCAAGGCGGCAAGGACAACATCGGTTCGCGCTTGTGGCTGCTGGGCAGGGAATCCACCACTCCCGATGTGCCCGAACGTGCCCGGGCTTATGCCGCCGAAGCGCTGCAATGGCTTGTGGATGAAGGACGAGCCACCGGTGTGCAGGTAGACGCCCGTCGTCTTCATGCCGCAGACAGCAGCGCAGAGCTGCTGCTGACGGTTGCCATAGATGCACCGCAAGGCGGCACGTATGCCTTTGTCTACAATCCCGTAACAAGCACTTACACCTTTGCGTAAGGAGAGGGCTTATGCCGTATCAGGTCCCTTCCCTTTCCAGACTTATAGAGCGTACAGAAAGCGATTTTTCATCGCGCTTGATGGATGGCCATACGCTTAGCCGCCGTTCAACTCTTGGTGTGCTGGCCAGAGTTCACGCCGGTGGCACGCACATGCTGTATGGCTATCTGGGGTGGATTGCTCAGCAGATTTTTGTGGATACTGCCGAAGCAGACTACCTTGCCCGCCATGCCCGTATCTGGAACATCCGCCGGAAGCCTGCTGTTGCCGCTGCGGGGGTGGTTGTCTGCAACGGTACTGATGGGGCTGTGGTTCCTGCCCGTACAGAACTGCGCCGGGCTGACGGGATGCTTTTTCGTACCCTTGTTGATGCCACGTTGCAGGCAGGCACTGCAACCGTACAGGTAGAGGCCCTGCAGGCAGGAGCGGCAGGCAATACGTCAGCCGGTCAGACTCTTTCGCTGGTGTCGCCGCTGGCAGGGGTGCAGTCTGCGCTGGAGGTGGCGGCAGGGGGAATTGTGAACGGCATCGATGCAGAGGGGGACGATTCATTACGGGCCCGCCTGCTGCAGCGTATACAGGAACCGCCTCATGGCGGGGCGGAGCATGATTATGCGCGGTGGGCACGCGAAGTGCCGGGCATAACCCGGGCTTTTGTATATCCCCGCCGTATGGGGGCCGGCACTGTGGGAGTGGCAGTGGTGTCTGATGAATCGCCTTCCGGGCCTGTTCCTTCTTCTGCGCTGGTGGCAGAAGTGCAGGCGCATATAGAGGCGCAACGGCCTGTCACGGCAGAACTCTTTGTGTTTGCTCCGCAGCCGCTGGCGGTAAACATTACCGTGCACATAACACCCGACACCGAGGCTGTCCGGCAGGCCGTACAGGCAGAGCTGCGGGATCTGTTTATCCGCGAATCAAAACCCGGCGCTGTTATTTATCTGTCTCATTTGCGAGAGGCCGTATCCGTTGCAGCAGGTGAGCACGATCATGTGCTGTTGAATCCTGCTGCCAATGTGGTGCCGCAAGATCATGAAATGCCTGTGCTGGGCACAGTGACCTTTAATTAGCTGCCGCCATGAAGCCATATGACCAGACGCAATATGCCGCCCAGCTAAAGGCTTTGTTACCGCCCGGAAGTGCCTTTGCAGCAGAAAAGGACTCCGTAACATCTGCTTTGCTGACGGCGTTGGCGGCAGAACTGGCCAGACTGGATGCAGAGGCCCATCGCCTGCTGGCAGAAGCAGATCCTGCACAAACGCTGGAGCTGTTGCCCGAATGGGAAAAACAATGCGGTCTGCCTGATGCATGCTCGCGCCGCGAGGCGACCATTGCCGAACGCCGCGAAAGTGTTGTTATGCGTCTTGCCTCCATGGGCGGGCAGTCTCCGGACTATTATGCCGAGCTGGCGACAGCCATTGCAGGCAAGTTGTGCACAGTGCGCGAGTATCGTCCTTTTCGCAGCGGCATGTCCGCTGCTGGTGATCCGCTTTCAAATGGTGATTGGGTTTTTACATTTGCGGTGCAGGCTCCTGCAGTGCCCATCCACTCTTTTGCCTGTGGGCAGGGGGCAGCAGGAGAGCCGCTGCGGCGTTGGGGCATTACGCGGCTTGAATGTGTCATCCGTAAGCTGGCTCCGGCGCACTGCATCGTCATCTTTACCTACGGTGCAAACTCAGGAGGCTGAAATGCACAAGATTGATGGCCCGGGCGCAACTCAGGACGGGCGCTTTACCGATGGTGATCCTGCTGCGGGCATACCGCCTACTATAGTGCAGGAAGACTGGCTGAATGCCGTGCAGGATGAAATTCTGAACGTGCTGGATGAGGCAGGAGTTGCGCCGGAAAAAGCCAATAATGCTCAATTGAAAGAGGCTATCCTTAAACTGGGGCCGGAACGTTTTAAAGGGTTTGCCACAGACGGGCGGCACGTGGCTTTTGAAGGTGACTTAAACAGCATCACCCAAAACAGTCTGTACGCCTGTGACCGGGCCAAAGTGCAGAATGCACCGGAGCTGCCTGCGGGTACGTGGGCGTTTGTGCATACCATGGTTCTGCCTGCCGATGCCGGACGCACACAGGTGTGCTGGCCTGCTGATGACCCTGACCACCCCGGCTGGAACCGCCGCCGTACCTCCACCGGCCAGTGGAGTGACTGGCGGGTGGTAGGCTCCGGCGAAGGCGGTATGCCTGTGGGCGCATTGCTGTTTTCCACCACCGGCACACCGCTGCCCGGCACAGTGGCCGTCAATGTTAAACAAAAATTTACACTGGGCACCTACCCCCAGCTGGATGCGTGGGTGCGCAGCTGCGGGGGCTATCTGGCCACAGAGGCGGAATGGGACGCAGAGGCCGCCGCACAGGAAGGCACCTGCGGCAAGTACTGCCTGACGGATACGCATATCATTCTGCCTTGCTACAGACACTACTTCTCGGCCGCGCAGAATGGTGTAACTGGTAAAGCCGTGGGGGATTGGCAAGCCGATCA